CTACACGATCAGCTACACTGCATACAAGTGCCCACACACGGATAGCACCAGCGGAGATAGCCGTAGTAGAAGTTGCAATGAGCACATCAAGCGTGTCAGCCGACTGAAGAATGATAGGCTGGAATGCAGCTGCCTGCTGTGCATACGTACCAACTGCAGTAGCTGCAGCTAGCGTAGCACCATCAATGAAGTTGTCAGCATCAATGCCAGTAACACCGACATCAAGTGTGACATCGCCAGTGATAGCAGCAGTAACTTCATAACCTGCCGAAATGATCACAGATTCAGCGGGGATGTCAAGAACTTCAATAACATCCGTAGCTGCAAGAGCACTGCCTTTAGTGGTAGTAGCCGTAGCAAAGTTAAGCGTGGCTTCAATCACATAAGGCATATTACGAAGGGAACGAACAGGATTAGTACCTGCTTGGATTCCTGGGGATACGTCAACGGTAGCCATTTATATTTCCTCCAATTAAGCTGCGTTATACTTAGCAGTTACAAGTGCCTCTGCCCTAAGGATCTTCCTACCATACAGATGCATACCACGTACAATGTCAGCAAAGCTGTCGGGGTCACGATAGTTTTCAGTCTTGGTGATTTGCTGAGCGGTAGCTACAGCAGACTCATGACCTGCAACGATAACACCGTAGTTGCTGTTCTGGTTAGCAGTACCTGTAGTGCCTGGGCCAGTGCCAATCTTTGGAAGGTTGTTAGAAACATACACACGGAAACCGTGGAGGTTGTTAATAACAAGACCATTCTGAAGACCTGAACCACCGAAATCACTGTTCAACAAACGGCTATCTTCGTCCTTAAGCAATTCAATAAAGACGGGATCGACAACCAACCAACGTCCGGTGGTATCAACAAACTGCTGATCCATCAAACGCCCCATACGTGCAATGACCATTAAAGGTGATGCAGTTGCAGTGGGGAGTGCAGTTGCGCCAGGAAGACGGGCTGCAAGAGGAATGGAATGATCACCTGCAGATGCAGTGGTAATATTACCAAAGTCACCTTTCTTGAGCTTCATGGAAGAAAGCAATTCATCTGAGCCAGCTTCCGTAAGAGCTTTAGTGCCAGGAGCAGTTGTACGTGCTACACTTGCGTTAGTGTGTTTAGCTGACTGTTGGAAACCACACAGATAGCCAAGAACGTCTTGGTCATACTGGTCACGCAAGCGATATGCTGCACGATCAGATGCCATTGCCATGAAGTTTACGTGGCTGTGAGCAGCTTCAATGTCATCAATCTTAAATGCAAAGTAGTTTGCTTGATCAACGACAAGGGTAAAGTCTTCATCATTCAAGTCTTGTGCAGTGATTTGTGTGCCACGAGCATATGACTGAACTGAAACTTCAGGTTCTTTGATGATTTTAACTGAATCACCCATGTTAGCGATTTCACCGAAGTAGTCGCTATTGGTGATGTCTTCTACGGTAGAAGCTTTACGGAATGCAAGCTGTACCTGTTTGCTATAAATGACAGCAGAAAAGTTGCCATTTGCTAGATTATTGTAACCAGCAGCTTTGGGAAAAGCCATGATTTATCCTCCTAAGATAAATGAATAAGAATATAAATACGCTTAAACACTTACTACAGAGGCTGCTTCAACTAGGTGCAGTGTGAACACTGGGCTAGTATATTGTCAGGTAAGTCTGTTAGCTTACTGTCTGCGTTTACTGTAAACACGTAAGTGCTGGTTGGCTGTATTTATATGTACAGCGGCAACACTTACGTTATTCTTCTCTTGTTATATGAACCTAATTTGAATTTGTCAAGTCAAATACTACCTTGCGTGACCTGACTTATCGTATACAAACTTACCAGAGCGGATAGCTGCAATGATAAGATCTTGCTTCTTTTCGTATTCAACTGCTGACATACGCTCTACATCAGATTCATAAATCACATCATTGTTTCTTTCGTTTGGCTGTGATCGTTTAGAACCCATCACTGAACGTGCAGCATCTTTATTGGTATCTTTCTTACGATTGCCTGAAATGCCCATGTCAGCTTTATACAAATCAATAGCTCGTGCAGCTGAAATGGCATCTGTTTCATTGTCATATAAAGCTTGCTGTACCCACTTAGGCTGCTTCTCTACCCAGTCATGAAACTCATCTTGTTCCCTAATCTCATCAAAGTCAGGGTGTAATTTCATAAGCTGTGCTTCAGCTTTCTTCTTCTCAGCTTCCTCTGCCATCTGATTAATCTTCTGTACACGGGATTCAAGTTCAGCGGATTGTTCCCGTGCTTTCTTGATGGCAATAGTTTCGACAATCTTTGCTACATCTGGATACTCATTAACCCATGCTTCAAGTTCTTCTTCACTCTTTGGTAACTTAATCTGTTCCCTTGTAGATGACTCTAATTGTGCCTGTAGTTCATCGATCTTCTTTTGTAGATCTAGTTGTTGTTTTTGTGAGTGTCTACGTAGATCGCCATAACGCTTTTTAAAACTACGTTCCTCTGCACTTTCAGGTACAATACCATCTTCATCCTCTACATCTTCAGTCTCAGTGTTTTTATTGTTATCTGAAGGTTCAAGCATTTGCTTTAACTCTTCTTCTTCTTGTTTTATTTTCTCATGATTAGCACTACGCTTAATAAAACCTGCTACTTTTACATGTTCAATTTGTTGTTGCTGGTCAGACATACTTGCCTCTTAAATTGGGGGCTATTATTTTAGGTCGCCCAAGAGCTATCACTTAAAATAACTCATAATGAAGGGTTAATGTTATATGTAAGCTATCCCCTTCTGTAGCTAACTATATATTATATCACGATACGAATGCTTTAGACAATACCTGCGGTGCATAATATTTAATTGCTTTATCTACATCCAGCCCTTTTAGCCCAGCATTAATTGCCACATTTGATAGCATCTTAGTTGCACTACTAACACCTTTTAATCTATCTGCGGGTAGTGTGTCTTTTAATTGCTTCATGACAGTTGTAGCTGCCATTTCAGATACGCCAGACGCAATTAAAGATTGTCCAAATGTTTTAGTAATATCAGAAAAATCTCCACCTGCTACTGCGGTATTAATACCTGATGCAACAGAATTAGAAAACACTGAAGCTACTTGTTTGGGTGTAAGATTTGTAGCTTTGGCAATTGAATTAACTGTATCTGTGCCCAATACTGCATTGCTTAATTCCATTGCACTTGCACCAATACCGCCAGATATTGCACCACTTGTCATGGCTTTTCCTACATTACCACCAGTAACTGCAGCTAAGATACCGTTAGTAGCAGCATTTGTAATTGCCCCAGTTACAATACTTGCAGCTGTTGTAGATAAACCTGCAGAAGTTAATCCAGCAGCTAATGATGTAGAAGCACCTGTAGCACTTCCTATGATTCCACCGATACCACCAAATGGTAATGTTGCTAACATTAAAGCTGGAGCTATATACTTTGCATCACTTGTATCTTCTCCGTAAGTGCTTATCTTTGGTTTGCCTTTCTCGTCAAATGTCAGGCTGCCATATGTTATTCCAGGACCTTCACCCCACCCACCAAGATCTATTGACTGCCCTGCAGCAATTGTTTTTCCTGTGGATTTATCGTAAACTTCTTGTTGTTTTTGTGGTAAATCTATATATGAAACTGAATCACCTTCGGGCCCCTGTTCAGTCCTAACTTTCTGTAATTGCTCAGGTGTTAACTCAACCCAGCGTTGATCATCCCCCTCACCTGAAAGTACTTTGTATGAATACTTCCCATCATCTTCATAGAACTTCTGTACTTGTTTTGTAATTGGTGGGCCGTCAACTTCTCTAACAGATAACTGCCCAATGTTTTCTGCAGTTACACCTTTAGTTGCAAGTCTCTGTTCTATCTGCTTTACCATCCCTTCAAATCCAAACCCTGCGCCACTACTTTTACCTGCTTTAGTGCCCCATGCCCCACCAGAAGATTTTGGATCTAAATACTGTAATACGGGATTAGTTGCAGGGGGTGCGCTATCTAACCCTGCATATGCTTTTGGTATAGGTTGAACTGTCTTAGTTAAATCTGTTGCAGTGGTATCACTTTCTTTTTCTGTACCTCTATTAACACCAACACTAGAAGCCTGCATTCTCTGTGGTTCTGTTGCAAGTGATTGGTTTAAACTTGGTTGTTGTTTTGGAGTACTTACTGTTGGTTGTGCCTCATCTTGCTCACGGAATACACCACCAAAACTCTGTACCTTTGTACTTTTCTCAAACCCTTCAGGTACAGCAGCTTGTGCTTTTCCTCCAAATGTGGGCATGAAGATATCTTTCTCTCCCTCTTTACTGTATCGTTCTACAGAAAAAGGTACATTAGTTGGATTTACTTTAGGGGGAACAGTTAAGAAACCACCTACGGCCATCTTGCGCTGTTCCCCTTCATCCTTTTTTGATGATGTTCCCTCTTCCTCTATTTCTTTAAAGATATCGTCTAGCTCTGTCTCAAACTCACCTGTATCTTCTTCTGTGGCTTCATCTGAATTTCCCATCTGCCCCATGGCTTCCATCTTAGATAGGCCCTCTTTAGCTGCCTGTCTAAGTTCCATGAGTTTCTGTAAGCCAATAAAACGTACTACATCTGCAGGAAATACAAATTCACCTTCACTTAATTGTGCAGGTATGTCATCACGTACTTCTTTCTTTAATGATCCTACAGGTACTTCGTTGCCACTTTCTTCATCGACAGTGCCACCTTCTTGCAACATGCCACCTTCTTCAAACAGTTGCTTCATTTGTTTTTTAGCTTTATTCTTGGGCATTGATTTCATCTCTTAGCCTTTTCATTTTCATAAGAGCATCCAATGCTCCTTGTGCCTTATACAAATCCACTGGATCTTTAGCTTGTTCTAGAATCTTGTAATAACCTCTTGCCTTTTGTTCCAGTAGTGCCGTAAATGCTTCCCATACAATGTGGGTATTAAAGACACCCTTAAGCCTGTTGAGGTGTTGGTGCTGGTCTTGGTTGTTGGACATTACCTGTGAATCCCTGTTCGCCTGGGACAGGTGCTTGTCCTACCCCAATATTGCCACCCCCTGTACCTGCTGTATCTGCCACTCCCGGTACTGCAGGTGCTCCTGGGGTAGCAGGTTGTTGTTGTTGTGGCTGTACCATTGCTGCTTGTCTTGCAGCTTCTTCTAGACTGTTAGTCACCTTGTCTGGATCAAGATCCATAGACTTAGCAATCTCACGGATGATGTAAGGGAACTTAGCAAAAGGCATGAGTGCAGGTGAACTTGCAATCTGCAAGAATTGCATTAAGCGTTGACTACGTACTTCATTTGCCATGAGGCTTTCAGTGCCCCTTGCTTTAACTTCTAAGTCGCCAATTGCCTCTGGATCAAAGTCAAATTGCATGTTAAAGCTAAAGAAGGCTTCACCCATAGGACGTAACAGATAATCATCAACATTCTTAATGACAGTCTTAATTGATCCAGTTGCAGCATTCATTAACATGCTGATGCCACTAGCCGTTCTACCTACACCTGCTACGCCAGTTTGACCATGTGCAAATGAAGGAAAACCTGTGGATTCATCTGCAAGTACACGAGCTTTGTCAAACAGTTGCAGATTCTCATTTGATACGTTTGGAAACTTAGTACCAAAGATAGCTTGTCCGGGTGCTCCACCCTGTCTACGAAACACTTTACCTGGATAGATTTGTAAGTCCTGTCCAGGTACAAGATTAGTCTCGTCTACTTCAAATACAAGATTACCCGATAACACAGCATTATCTACTGCCAATCTCATAAATCCATTCATCAGTGTCTGCGTATCGTCCATGTTTTCACCGATACCGATACCAAAGAATGAATATGGATTTAATTCATAGGGAACTGCATAGTATGGAATACGTGCAGGTTTAAATGGATTTAATACCATACGAATAATGCGATTGTTACAGAGCCATACATTGGCTTGTAACTCGTCAGCACCATCTAGTTCTGCAGGTATCTTAACACCATTATCTTTAAGCATTTCACTATCTACAGTGCCCCAGAACTCTAATACTTCAAACCTGTTGACACCATGATCCGTTTGATAGTCATTGAGATCATCTTCCCAATACTCTTTAGTATATGACTCACCTTCAGCAATTACATCATCAATGACTTGCTTACGGAAATAGGGACGTTTCTTTAATGCACGTAGCTGTGATCTACTAAGCTTATGTCTTTCGATGACATAACTAGCCTCTTCCATATTAGCTGCATCTGGATCAGGATAGAAGTTCCATACACTTACATGAGAAGTAGAAGGTACAGTTTTAATTGTAGGTTTATAGTTGCCTGATTCTTCCCAGTTAGGATATTCTTTATCAACAGCAAAGGGACCTTTCATAATCCCGGTACCAAACAAAGACATTTCAAAAGCAGTAGATCTTAACTGTTTACTTGCTTTACTTTCATCCAGTTGATCCTTGATCTTCTTTTCCATCTTCTTAGCTGCTACCATAGCTGGACTAAAGGTAACTGCAGTTGGTGTAGTACCAGGACCTAATGTAAGATTCTTGATACCCCCTAGCGCAGATTTTAAGGGGCCTAGGAGCTTCTCTAATGTTTGTGCTGTAGCTCCGGGAGGTAACTTCTTTCCATCGCCTGCATAGCCGTATGGTGACTCTGGAGGTTGGTTAGCTTTAGTTGGATCAAAGTGAACATCTTCAGCTACACCTTCTGGCAATATGGTAGGTTCAACAGAGATTGGAAATGAGTTGTTAGAGAATAGTACTTCAGTGATAGCACCATAAGCAGCTAAAACTTTAGTCTTGGTAACTTTAATGAATACCCTACTCTTCTCGTCTTCACGGAATTGTACATCTGGACCATAGATACCACGATAGTTGCGATAGGCTCTTAACCATCTTTCTTCATCGTATCTTCTTGCAGTTTTAGCCCTGTTGAATTTACCTCTGACTAACTCAATGATTGACTTAGTAACCCCATCTTCACGATTAAATGTAGGTGAGTCCTCTAAGCTAACTGTCGTAGATTCAGTATAATCCGTTTTATCTTGGGCCATAATTAGTATCCAAAAGTGCGGTCAGCTATACTTATACCGCTACGTTGATGCATGGGATCATAGTCCCATAAACTGCTTCTAGGTCTGCTCATGACACCGTATCGTAGTGCATCATATAAGTGATCTTCAGACTTTGTATTAATATCTTCTGGGTTAGACTTATCCAAAGGTATAACAGGTAACTGAGAAATAAGATGTGTGCAGTTGTCCATAATCACTAATCTTGGTTCTTCAGTGAAATCATCTAACTGTAACCGTCTATGGATCTCATTCTTACCTGCTACACGGGAACCTGCACTACGATCTGCAGGTCTCCACCTACAACCTTCACCAATCATCTGCTCAGCCAATGAAGGACCAGTATCACCCCTACGATGCCAACAGGAAGAATCAAGAACACCATAACGGATTTGTCCATCTTCTTGTTCAATATTTAATATCATCTTGGCAAGGTCTTTAGCTAGTATTTTACTAACGTATAATTCCCTATATACAATAAGTTGTTCAGATGGGGCTACTGCAAACCATAACACTGCTGAGTATGAGCCATATCCATAGTCACATGCCCTGAATCTAGCCCAGTTACTGGGTATTTTCTCGTGCTTAATGACATGAATACGCCTATTAAACTCTGGAAATGCAGCACCTTCAGCTACATCCCAGTTACCTTCAAGCAATTGCTTGCGTTGATGTTCAGGAAGTGACAAAAGCATGGTTTCATAGTCACCACCTTCAGCAAGATAGGGGTTATCTGAGAGC